GCGGTGACCTCAATACCGGGACCTATGAGCGCGCCATGGAATGGATGTCGCTCAACTGGCCGGAAGGGGCGTCCTGGCCCGCTGCCGTGCCGCGTCCTTCCTGTTCCCCGCCTGTCGTTGACACGCAGGCTCGCGACGCCGCGGAGGTTTCCCCCGCCTCGGCGGCTTTTTCCGTTTCGCAGGAGGCCGCTTGATGTCGCACCTCCTCGATCCTGTCCATGTCGGCATCGAACATGCGGAAGAAACTCCGCGCGATCCGCGTCTGTCTGCTGGTCGCCATGTGCGGGCGCCTCCGTTGATCTGACGGTTTAGTTTCTCGCAGCATCCATCTGTTTTCGCACCGAAAAAGCACGGGAGTGATTTTCGTGGACGATATCTCTTTGCCTGATGGCCTGATGGCCATGATCAAAGCCGCAACGCGGGCGCTGGTTCTGGCCTGCAAGGGGCCTTCCGTGGTGAAAAGCCTTACGGGCGTTTCCGACGGGCAGGTGAGCCGCTGGCAGGGCGACGCCTATCCGGACGTCATTCCGGGCTGGGCCGTCGGGGCGCTGGAGTTTCACTGCCAGCAGCCGGCCTATACCCGCATGATGGCGGGGCTCACCGGGCATCGCCTGGTGCCGATCGCCGAGGATAGCGACGGCGGCAATCCGAACGCCCGCGACTTCGTCGGCGACCTGGTGAGTGTGACCGGCGCTGCCAGCAAGGTGACGGCCGGTCTCAGCCAGGCGCTTGCCGACGGCCATGTGACGCCCGGCGAGGCCAAGGGAGAACTTGCGAACATCGCGGTGCTGGAGCGCGAGCTCACCGGCACGAAACGCCGCCTGTCGATCGTAGCGGGAGGTGCGAAATGAGCACCGCCGAAACCATCCTCGCGATGTGCTTCACGACGCCTGTTGTCTGGGTTGTCGCAGATTTCGCAGTCTGGGCCATCGACCGCAAGCTCTCCGGCCATCGGGTGTGGCGATGAACGCGCCCGTCGTGCCGATCCCAGCCGCGTGCCCGTGTTGCGGAGCGCCGGTCAATCCGCTCGCCATCATGGTCAATGCACCTGACGGCGTCGTATCGATCGGTGGCCTTACCGCATTCCTGACGCCATCGGAGTTCTCCGTCTTCGACCTGCTGGTGCGGGCCTATCCCGCCGTGGCGACGAAGGAGCAGCTGTACGACGATCTCTACGGCGCCCGACCGGAATGTGATTGGCCGGAGGTGAAGCTGCTCGACGTGATGGTCTTCAAGCTGCGGCGCAAGCTCGATCCGATCGGGCTGGAGATCCGGACGGTGTGGGGAAGAGGTTGGACCATCGTGCCGCCCGATACCGCCATCTCCGCCATGACGGCTCTCAACCGCGAAAGCAGGCGGAGGCGTCGATGAACGCTCCGCTCGACTATCGCCAGTTCCTGGAAGCCAAGGCCTGTGTCGCGGAACCGCTCGGCTTCGAGGTGGCGCTGGATGAGATCAATCCAGCCCTGAAGCCGCATACCCGCGCGATTGTGCAATGGGCGATCGCAGGCGGGCGACGGGCGATCTTCGCCGCCTTCGGCCTGCACAAGACCTCGACGCAGATCGAGATCATGCGGCTGATCATGCAGCGTACAGGCATGCCCAGCCTGATCGTGGCGCCGCTGGGCGTGCGGCAGGAGTTCTTCCGCGATGCCCGCGAGCGTTTCACGGGGCAGTTCGCCGTCAAGATGAAGTTCATCCGGCGCGCCGAGGAGATCGAGCCCGACACGATCCATGTCACCAATTACGAGACGGTCAGGGACGGCAAGCTCGACCCGACGCTGTTCGGCGCGGCCTCGCTCGACGAGGCCTCATGCCTGCGTGGTTTCGGCGGCACCAAGACCTTCCGCGAGTTCATGCGGCTGTTCGAGGGGACGATCACCTACCGGTTCGTGGCGACGGCAACGCCCTCGCCGAACCAGTTCATCGAGCTTCTGGCCTATGCTGCCTTCCTGGAAGTGATGGATGTCGGGCAGGCCAAGACGCGCTTCTTCAAACGCGACAGCGAGAAGGCCGACACGCTCACCCTGCATCCGCACAAGGAGCGCGAGTTCTGGCTCTGGGTGTCCAGCTGGGCGCTGTTCGTGCAGAAGCCGAGCGATCTCGGCTTCTCCGACGAGGGCTACGACCTGCCGGCGCTCGATATCCGGTGGCATGAGATTCCGAGCGATCACAAGACGGCCGGTGTCGAGAAGGACGGGCAGGGGCGCATGTTCCGCAACGCCGCCATCGGCGTTCAGGACGCTGCCCGGGAGAAGCGCGACAGCCTGGCGGCGCGTATCGCCAGGCTGATGGAGATCCGGGCCGAAGATCCCGGCGCGCATCGCCTGATCTGGCACGACCTGGAGGCCGAGCGCGCGGCGATCGAGGCGGCGATCCCTTCCGTCGTCTCCGTCTACGGCACGCAGGATCTCGACACGCGCGAGACGGCGATCATCGAATTCTCGGACGGGAAATTCGCCGAGCTTGCGGCGAAACCCGTGATTGCCGGCTCCGGCTGCAACTTCCAGCGCCATTGCCACCAGGCCGTGTTCCTCGGGATCGGCTTCAAGTTCAACGATTTCATTCAAGCCATCCATCGCATCCAGCGGTTCGGGCAGCAGCACGCCGTGCGCATCGACCTCCTTTACACGGAAGCCGAGCGCGAGGTGCGCCGATCCCTGGAAGCGAAATGGCAGCGCCATGAGGAGCTGGTTGCCCAGATGACGGCCATTATCCGCGAGTTCGGTCTCAGCCAGGCCGCCTTCGCCGCGCAGATGACGCGTTCGCTCGGTGTCGAGCGGGTCGAGGTGAGGGGCGAGCGCTATCGGCTCGTCAACAATGACTGCGTGGACGAAACGAGCCGCATGGAGGCAGACAGCGTCTCGCTGATCGTCACCTCCATCCCCTTCGCCAATCAGTATGAATATACGCCGAGCTATAACGATTTCGGCCATACCGACAACAACGGCCATTTCTGGCGGCAGATGGACTTCCTCACGCCGCAGCTGCTGAGAGTCCTGCAGCCGGGGCGCGTGGCGGCCATCCATGTGAAGGATCGCATCACGCCTGGCGGGATCACCGGTCTCGGCTTCCAGACGCTGCAGCCCTTCTCCGATGAGTGCGTGCAGCACTTCATCCGGCATGGCTTTGCTTTCCTCGCGCGCAAGACGATCACGACAGATGTGGTGCGCGAGAACAACCAGACCTATCGCCTGGGCTGGACGGAGCAATGCAAGGATGGGAGCCGCATGGGATGCGGCGTGCCGGAATATCTCCTGCTCTTCCGCAAGCCTCCGACCGATCGCGGCAACGGCTATGCTGACCTGCCCGTCGCCAAGGACAAGAAGGAATGGAAGGGCGAGGGCGACGGGCGCTACTGGCACAATCCGGACGGCTACTCGCGCGCCCGCTGGCAGCTGGACGCGCACGGCTACACCCGCTCAGACGGCAACCGGCTGATGAAGCCGGAGGAGTTCCTGCCGCTGGCGGCGGACATGGTCTACAAGACCTGGCGCTCCGAAAACCTCGCCGAAATCTACAGCTTCGAACACCACGTGAAGGTGGCCGAGACGCTCGAGCTGGCCGGGCAATTGCCCTCCGGCTTCATGCTGATGCCACCGCATTCGTGGCACGACGACGTGTGGACGGATGTCGCCCGCATGGTGACGATGAACACGCTGCAGGCCGGCAAGGGCAAGGAAGGGCATCTGTGCCCGCTGCAGTTCGACATCGTCGATAGGGCCATCCAGCAATTCTCCATGAAGGGCGAGATGGTGTTCGACCCGTTCGGCGGGTTGATGACGGTGCCGTTCCGGGCCGTGAAGCTCGGCCGGCATGGCAGCGCGAGCGAGTTGAACCCGGGCTATTTCCTCGACGGCGTGAAGTATGTGGAAGCGGCCGCGCGCGAGATTGCGATGCCGGACCTGTTCTCCGTGCTCGAAGCCGAGCAGGAGGCCGCGTGATGCCCTCCGATGCAAATCTGAAGCTTCGCGTTCTCTCTTTGGGCGCTGGCGTTCAGTCAACCACGCTCGCCTTGATGGCTGCGCATGGCGAGATTGGGCCGATGCCTGACTGCGCCATCTTCTCCGACACCGGGGATGAGCCAGCCGACGTCTACGAGCATCTGCGCTGGTTGATGTCTCCCAACGTGTTGCCCTTTCCAGTTTATATTGTCAGCGCCGGCAGGCTTAGCGACAGCCTGATGGCTGGCAATGAGGCCGCTCGCATTCCGTTCTATGTCGGCACTGGCGGTCTTTCCGGGCGCCAATGCACCCGCAATTTCAAGATCCGCCCCATTCGCAAGAAGGTGCGCGATCTTCTGGGCAAGCTTGGGCGCGCGTATGTGCCCCCGTGCTCGGTTGAGCAATGGGTCGGCATCAGCACTGACGAGGCTGTCAGGCAGAAGCCGAGCGGCGTCAAATTCATCACAAACCGGCATCCGCTGATCGAGAAGTGGATAAGCCGTCGAGACTGTGTGGCTTGGCTCAAGCTTCACGGCTACCCCGTCCCGCCCAAATCCGCCTGCATCTACTGCCCCTTTCAGCGCAATGCTCAATGGCGCGACCGGAAGGCCCAGCCGGATGAATGGTCCCGGATCGTCGAGATAGACGAATGGCTGGGCGAACCGGCCCAGGTCTCCCGTTTTCGAGGCCGCAACTTCGTTCATCACTCCCGTCAACCGATCGCCAGCGTCGATATCTCGGAAGCGGATTTGCCGCTTTTCGGCGGGGCGTTTGGCCAAGAATGCGAAGGAATGTGCGGCGTATGAAGCCTCTCGACTATTTTCCCGGTTTCGGCCCGGCAGAGCCTATGGCCTTCGCCGCCGACGAACTGATCATCGACTTGTTCGCAGGTGGCGGCGGCGCTTCTCTTGGCATCGAGATGGCAACGGGCCGCTCGCCCGATATCGCCGTCAACCACGATGCCGATGCCATCCGCATGCATGCGGTGAACCATCCGGCGACGCTGCACCTGCAGCGCAATGTCTGGCAAGTCGATCCGATGGACCATGTCGGCAATCGCCGTGTTGGCCTTCTCTGGGCCTCTCCGGACTGCAAGCACCATTCGAAGGCCAAGGGCGGCAAGCCTCTTAAAAAGAACATCCGGGATCTCGCCTGGGTCGTGGTGCACTGGGCGAAACGCGCCCGGCCGCGCGTGATCATGCTCGAAAACGTCGAGGAGTTCCGCGATTGGGGGCCGCTCACAGTCGAGGGCCGGCCCTGCCTGGAGCGCAAGGGGCAGACCTTCGCCCAATGGACATGCGAGCTTCGCCGTCTCGGCTACAAGGTCGAGCATCGGGATTTGCGCGCCTGCGACTATGGCGCGCCGACGACGCGCAAACGGCTGTTCCTGATCGCCAGGCGCGACGGGAGGAAGATCGTCTGGCCAAAGCCGACGCATGGCGATCCTAAGAGCCCGGCCGTGCAGGCCGGCAGGCTGTTGCCGTGGCGCACGGCGGCCGAGGTTATCGATTGGTCGCGGCCTTGCCCCTCGATCTTCCTGACAAGGGAAGAAGGCAGGGCGATCGGCTGCAACCGGCCGCTTGCCGACAACACCATGGCGCGAATCTACAAAGGGTTGGAGCGCTACGTCTACAAAAACCCCTTCATCGTTCCGGTCACCCATGCCGGCGATGCCAGGGTGCACGATGTCGGTGAGCCGCTGCGCACCATTACCTGCGCGCCGCGAGGCGAGCATGCCCTTGTCACGCCCTAT